TAACTTTGCAAGTGGAGGAAATACTTTTAAAATTGCTTTATATGTAACAACTTTAGGTCCTCCCTATACAACATCCTCAACCGTTTACAGTACCGATAACGAAGTAAGTTCTTCGGGCACGGGTTATGCGACAGGAGGACAGGCATTAGATGGTCAAGGAGTGAGTGTTCCAGGAAGCAACACCGCTACTGTAGATTTTACAAACGAAACTTTTTCTAGTGTAACATTAACTTCATTAGGCGCGGCTATTTATAATTCTACTAACGGTAACAAACTTTGTTTAGTCATCGATTTTGGTGGAGATAAAGTAGCAACTTCGGGAGATTTTACAATTCAATTTCCAGCCGATGCAGCAACAACTGCAATTATACAGGTAGCATAATATGGCATTAGTAATAAATAATAGAGTAAGAGAACTAACTTCAACAACAGGCACGGGAACCGTGACTCTGGGAGGAGCCGTTGGAGGTTTTCAAACTTTCGCTGCTGGAATTGGAAATGATAATACGACTTACTACGCCATTTCAATAAACAGTGAAAACGAATGGGAAGTAGGATTAGGAACTTTAAGTGCGGATAGTTCAACATTAGCTCGAACTAATCCACCTTTGGAAAGTTCCAATGGTGACGCATTAGTAGATTTTTCAGCAGGCTCAAAAGAAGTTTTTTGTACCCTACCCTCAGAAAAAGCTCTTTATTTAGATGCTTCAGGAGCTTTAGCCAATGCGACTGTTATTACTGATGCTAATATTAATGCAACTGGTACAGCTTCATCATCAACTTTTTTAAGAGGGGATAATAGCTGGACTGCTGTAACAGGAAGTGCAATAACAGATGAAACTAAAACCTTTTCTAACTATTCAATTCTTACGGCGAACAGAACCTTGACAGCGGCGTCAGACACTAATTATATGTTAGTGGGTCCAATAGATGTGGATACATATGTATGGGATGTGAATATGGTTTTAACTATCGTATAATGGATAAAATAGTTATTTACTTAAATTTTAATTTAATATAAAAGGATCAATTATGGCAAGTGAAGTAAAAGCAAATAAATTAAGTCCCTCATCGGGAACGGCATTACAAATAGGTGATGCTTCCGATACTATTACCATTCCTACTGGAGCTACCTTTACCATTACCGATGGGTTGGGAGTAGCAGGTGGTGGAACAGGACTTTCAAGTTTTACGGCAGGAGATGTTCTCTATGCCACAGGCACAACTACATTAGCAAAATTAGCAAAAGGAACAGCCGAACAAGTTTTGGCTATGAACACAGGAGCTACGGCTCCAGATTGGGGTTCAGTCGATCTTACCGTTTTACCAACCATCACAGTCGCTAAAGGCGGTACAAATCTTTCTAGCTTCACAGCAGGAGATATTTTGTATGCGACTGGCACAACAACTTTAGCGAGATTAGCAAAGGGTTCAGGATCCGATACACTTAAAATGAACTCAGGCGCAACAGCTCCTGAATGGGTAACCGTTGCAGCGGCAAGTTCTGACTATGAAAAATTAGAGACACAAACAATATCAAGTGCTGTAGCTACTGTAACATTTGATGGAAATTTTACATCTGATTATGATTTCTATAGACTTTATGTCACAAATTGGTCTGGTGCCGCTGCTGCTAGAATTAAAATGCAATTTAGAGCAAGTGATACGGCTTTAACAGCTAGTAGTTATAGAAGTGCTGGTTTTTCAAGTTATTATGATGGTACTACTAAATCATTAGATGGTCAGAAAGGTGGTGATTGGGATACTGCTAGCGTTCATTTATCTTGGGGAGATAGTCTTGAAGAGAGTGCTGATGCAGGTGGGTGGAATGGAACAATCGATTTTTACCAACCGCTTAATGCCGCAACATTTCCTAATTTTCTAACAGATGGTTATGGAACTGCCAACGGATATTATGCGCAATGGGAACGATCAGGTGGATATTATAATGTTGCTACCGCTATATCTGGATTTAATTTATTTTGGGATGGTCAAGATTCAGACTCAGGAACATTTACCTTATTTGGAGTGAAGAAATAATTATGACTAAATATATATTAAGAAACAATCAAAGAGTAGCTATGACTGCTGAAGAAAAATCACAATGGGATATACTAGCAGAACAATCAGCTATTGAAAAAGCTGAATATGATGCTTTAGAATGGAAACGAAATAGACAAAAAAAATATCCAAGTTGGCAAGATCAAATGGATATGATGTGGCATGATAAACAAGATGACACAACTACTTGGGAAGATGCAGTTCAGGCTGTCAAAGACGCAAATCCAAAACCTTAACCATTTGGAATGAAAACAAGAATTGAATCGTTAAGCAAACATTACGAATCAAAAATCTTGGAAGCTAACGAAAATATTAAACTTCTTTTAAATAATCAACCTATAAACAGCCTTTCTTAAGCCTTCCCTCTTGGTTTAAAAAGTGCTACTAGTAAAATGGGAATGTCCAGACTTCACCAATCACCCTGGATATTCTTTTAGGAATTTTATATGTTAGGTTTATCAGCATTTGCAGAGACAACTTTTGGAGCTACGGCACTAGACGAGCTGGATGTTACCGTTATCGTTACAGGGAGTGGAGTTACCGTTTCTATGGGAACTTGTACTTATACCCTCAGTGCAACCGTGTCCCCTGATGGCAGCGGCGTAACAGTTTCTACTGGCGCGGCCGACGTGAATGTGTTAACGTGGAATCCAATTGATCCAGGTGCAACTCAAACCTGGACCAATCTAGACCCTTTATAGGAGAATTATGGCAAGTACATATACAACGAATTTACAATTAGAAAAAGTAGCCACAGGTGAAAAAGCTGGGTTATGGGGAACCGTTACTAATACCAATCTAGAAATCTTAGAACAGGCGGCGAGTGGATATTTATCGGTCGACGTTGCTTCAGGCGATGTCACATTGTTATTGAATGATGGAGCGACTTCTAATGGTAAAAATCTATTCTTTACACTAACAGGAACACTGGCGGGTAATCGTAATTTTATTATGCCTGCTACGGCCGAAAGAATCTTTATCGTTAAAGATTCAACGGACCGTTCTTCAAATAATTATACTTTAACCGTTAAGACGGCTTCAGGTACAGGCTATATAATGCCCGTAGCTGCGACGGCCTTGGTTTACTCTAACGGAACGAACACGACTTTAGGCATGCTGCAAAAAAGTTATGTCACCCATACCCTAGACTATACCGCGGTTGCTGGTGATCAAGTTTTCTGTGATACTAAAACAACTGATGTAATTACCATTACTCTTCCTGCTGGAGCTGTGGGATCCGAAGTAACGCTTATTGACAGTCAAAATTATTTTGCTTCAAACAATCTGACTATCGAGGCCGATGGTTCGGAAAAGATTAATAGTTCAGCAAGTGATTTAGTTTTAAGCACCAACGGTCAAGCTATTACGTTAGTATATGCCAATGCTACAGTAGGCTGGATATACAAAACGAATACAGCCTAGGAGCTAACTGAATGGCTCTTGTAGATTTTAAACTTTTACCAGGAATCGATAAACAACAAACTCAAGTCGGTGCCGACAGGCGCTGGGTGAGTTCTGATAATGTCAGATTCCGATATGGACTTCCTGAAAAAATAGGAGGATGGTCTTCTTTATTAACCGATACCATTGTGGGTGTAGCCAGAGCTCAACACGCATTCGTTGATCTTGATGGTAATCGATACGTGGCCATCGGAACCGATAAATTTTTACTCATTTATTTTGAAGGGCAGCTGTACGACATCACGCCTTTAGATACAACTATTTCTAGTGCTACCTTTACTTTCAATGGCACCACTACCATTACTATGACAACAAGTTCTGCCCATAACTTGCTTGCAGGAGATATCCTTTTTTTTGATAGTGTAACTTTACCTGGGGGTACAGGGTTATCGGATTCTGATTTTGAAGATAAATTATTTCAAGTGATTACGGTTCCTACCGCAACAACTTTTACCATTACTAATTCGGCCTCGGGAAGTTCTGCCACTGGTGGAACGGTAGATCTTAAACCTTATCAACGAATAGGACCTGCGGCTCAAACTTATGGCTATGGTTTCGGTGTTGGAAATTTTGGCGGAACGGTTTCAGGAGCAGCTACCACTGATTTAGATGGAACTTTAGGCGACGATACTTCTGGAACAACAGGAAGCACGATTGCTGTAACTTCTGCTACTGGTTTTCCAGCAGGTGGAGGAACGATTATTGTAAGTGATACTCCAGCAGTGGATGGAGAATTAATTGATTATACTGCCGTTTCTACAAATAATTTAACAGTCATTACCAGAGCGGTTAACGGTTCAACCCGATCATCCCATACTGATGAAACAATTATTTCTGATGCTACCGATTATACAGGATGGGGAGCAGCTGTGGCAGTATCGACCGTGACTCTTGAACCAGGACTTTGGTCTTTGGATAATTATGGAGATGTTTTAATTGCCAATATTGCTAACGGAAAAATTTATAGTTGGGATTCAAGTATTGCAGCACGGTTCACGACTCGTGCATCAACAACGACAACAAGTTATGTAACAACGGCAGCTCCTACAGCCAGTCGTTCCATGATGATGTCTCCAGTCACGAGGCACTTAGTTTTATTTGGAACGGAAACAACGATTGGTACCGCTTCATCTCAGGATGATATGTTTATACGGTTCTCGGACCAGGAAACTATTAATACGTTTGCACCCACCGCTATCAACAGTGCTGGAAGTCAAAGACTTCAAGATGGCACCAAGATTATGGGAGCCATTAAAGCAAAAGATAATATTTTAGTATGGACGGATACTGCGCTCTATACCATGAAACATGTAGGAGCTCCTTTTACGTTTGGATTTGAACAGGTTGGAACCAACTGTGGATTGATTGGTCAAAATGCTGTTGTGGAAATAGATGGTATAGCCTATTGGATGAGCCCTAAAGGATTCTTCCTCTTCGACGGTACCGTTAAATCTTTAAGCTGTTCGATTGAAGACTATGTTTATGATGATGTTGATACGACTAAAGGTCAACAGTTCTGTGCCGCTATCAATAATCTATTTACCGAAGTCGTATGGTATTATCCCACTGATGGTGCAAATTATAATGATCGTTATGCCGTTTATAATTATGGAGAATCAGCAGGAGGAAAAATTCCAGGAGGAGTCTGGTACACAGGTACCGAAGCAAGAACTTCATGGATGCCAGCTAAAATTTATCCTAATCCTTTCGCTACTAAATTTGATTCATCAGCAACAGGAACTTTTCCTAGTGTGATTGGTGAAACAGGTTTAGGTCAAACCGTTTATTTTGAACAAGAAGTCGGAACGAATCAGATTAATCCCAATGGATCTTCAACCGCAATTGCAGGGACTCTAGAATCTTATGACTTTGATCTAGGAGACTACTTTAAAGAGGCAGGAGCAGGTACATTTTATTTATCGATCAGTCGATTTTTACCTGACTTTAAAACGCTGGCTGGAAGTGCAACAGTGACTTTAAAGCTTAAACGTTTCCCATCAAGTACCGCAACAACAAGTGTCTATAGTCCTTTTACCGTGACTTCTTCTTCAACTCAGTTTAATACTAGAGCACGAGGAAGATTTGCAAGCGTGTCAATTGCTAACGCCGCGGTCGGTGACAACTGGAGATTTGGAACTATGAGACTGGATCTTCAACCAGACGGGATGAGATAATGGCTAAAATATTAATTAAAATACCTGAACCCAAAGAAGAATATGATTTCTCTAATCAAAAACAAATTTCAAGAGCGCTGAGTGGAATTGTTGAACAATTGAACTCAACGTTTTTACAACAACAAAAAGAGGACCAAGAACGATTTACTTGGTATCTAAGCTAATGGCAAATACCTATAAAGTTACTCCTATTTTAATCGATGTATTGACAGCCAACCAGGATGTTTATGAAGTTCCCACAGCAACAACTTCCATTATTCGTTCTATTTCAGTTTATAATACAGACGGAAGTGCCATGAATGTAACACTTTCAGTCTATGACACTAGTGCTACAACCCGATATACTTATGACTATAAAGGATCTCTGGCAGCCACGACCAAATTTGAATTTTTAAACTCGAGTAATTCCACTCTTTTAGTTTTAGAAGAAGCTGATAAGCTCCAAGTGACGTGCAGCACAACGGGAGGCTTAAACTTAATTGTGTCTGCATTAGAGATGAGCAGATCATAATGTCATTTAAAGAAAAAGGATTTGTTACAATTAAGGATGTTAATGGTAAAAAGGTTGAAGAAATTCAAAGTGAAACGATCATTACGGTTACCAACAAGATAACAAAACAAGAGTATGGATCGGATGCGGAGGCTACGGCCGATGTTAATGATCCCAATACCACAACCAAAAGGGAGGATATAAGAAGGGACGTCTTGATAGACATTAAGAAAATGCCAA